AGATGCAGTAATTATATCAACTAAAAATTTCCATGCTACTTGATGGTCTAAGTTTGAAGTATTGTCTAAATGCCTGTGGTCTATCATAAATATAACATACTTGACTTTGCGCCCTTGCATATCTTTTACCCATTCTTTCCAATAGATTGCTTCACCGCCAACATCAGCACTTTTAACTGTATGAGAATCTCCATCAATTTTTACTGTTTTTCTCGAAGCCCTATGTAATCCTACTGTCCGTTCATTTATTTGCGGTACTTCGCCTCTTGTTCTTAGTTGATTACTTAATGTTGTTTTACCAACCATAGTCGCACCATAAATGCCAAAGTTAATTGCATAAATTTTTTTCCAAAAACCTATCATCGCTTCTCCAACAAGTATTGCAAATCCTGTCATTACTGACAATATTAGACCTCCCAAGAATGCCAGAATGTGTCTAATATCCAGCCTAATATATTGATGTCAAAGACACCCATTATATTTCCAATAAAGAATGCTGATAAAGTAGCACATGTTCCCCAAAACCATGCTCTCATTTTGAAGAAAAGCATGTCTGCTGAATGCGCTCTTGATTGATTATAGATATAATCATTATCAGTAAGGCCCATTATGTCTGAAAGCATTTAACCGCCTCACTGAAGAGTAGCGGCTAAAAAGTCTGCACCGACTGTATTATCATCGGCCTCAACGGTTGGTGCAACCCCATATGGATTAAAAGATGATGAATACTGTTTTGCAGATTCTTGCATCTTTCTTAGTTGTTGCTCATCTCTTGCTTTTCTCTCCCAATAGGCCGCAATTTTTCTATCAAGAAGCCACATTTCAATTCGGTCATTAAGTGCCAAATCGAATACTGCTTTCATAATCATAATTGCACCCACTGTCATTAGACCAAACAAGATAGAATGGGCCAATATTCCGTGTGGGAATGTTATGCCATAGTTAGCATAAAAAAACACATTTGCACCACTAAGCGCACCGACAAATAAAATTGTCATAATCAACCTTGTGTCTTTGTTTAATACTGCCAAGATAAACACCTCAAGAGAAGTGAACCGCTACTGCCGCCCCTGTACCCGCCCCTGTGGATATATCCAAATATATTCCATTAGAGCAAATAGCACCATGTAAATCCATCTCAAGTATTGATGGGGCCGTTTGGTCGCCGGGGTCAAGAACAAGTCTAATCATTTCTTTGCCAGAAGCGGCTGAAGCATTATCAAATAATCTAACTGTTGTAGCCGCACCTGCGCCTGTTCTCAAACAATGAATAGAAACTAATTTGCTTCTTTCACCGGATATGGCTTCACTTGCGGTTTTTATTCCACTACTTCGACATGCTGACGACATATTGGTTCCCTCGATTTTTGTTTGGGGATAACTCCCTCTTAACACTTGCGTAAATCATTCCGATTCAACAACAGGTTTTGGTGCTGAAACTTTCTTTGGCTTGGTTTTCTTCTTCTTAGGAAGAAGCAAGTCACACAATTGCTCATGGGTGGTAATATTTTTACCTAATTCTCTTGATATAATTTCAAATCTATCAAGCCCAATTTGCATTAAACCTTCTCTATCAGATTCCTCAAAGATAAAGTCTAAATTTTTGTCACTATGTCGAACCAAAGCCCCAATTAAAGATGGAAATGCAACAGGTTCGGGGCTGGTTTTACTTAGCCCCAAACCCATTACATTCAAAGAAAACGGAGATGTACTACTCAGTTTTACTTTAACCAATTAAATCCCTCAAAGATTACCAAATACTCTAACTCGGAATTGCATTCCGCTATGAGTACCGCCATCTGCTACTTCGGCAGGAGTCGCTTGCAACGCTTGAACCAATAACATTGTTACTGAATCTGCGCTGGTATAACTACCATCTGTTCCCGAAACCACAAAGGTTGGATAAAACAATACATTACTTGTCCCTGTATGGGAAATAGAATTAATTGTACTTAGACCGAATTTGGTTGCAGACATTACTACTCCGCTTGCATCATATGTGGAAACATCAATTAGCGCATCAACCATATATTCATCACCATTTGCTCTTGGCTTGGTGAATCCCTTATGGTCGGCTAATAGCGTAACCGTAAATACCTCTTCTGTCAAGTTAAATCACCTCACAGAAGGTTGGTAATCTTACCTTGTCCTTTGAAGTATGAACAGCCGACTTCAGCAATTGTACGGTAAAGAGCCTTGTTTCCAAGAGTACCGACACCGAATGGGTTTCCGTTGCTAATACCATCCTCAAAGTATTGAGTTGGTTTCATAACGCTCATCCATAGATGGTCTGTATCAAGGAATAGCATATCACTAATACAAGCCGAATTAACTCCGGTTGAAGCCATAGCCGCAACAGGAATCATAGGAATGTCGTAGTATGTTGATACACGGAATCCGACTTCTTGACCTTTAACACCACGAACACCATTTACAGTTGGAACAATTTCCTTTCTATCCATGAATCTCTCTTGTGCTTGTAGCAAATCAGAGATAGTTTGTAGTGTGTCATATCCTGTTAGAATAACCTTTGGTGAACCACCAGCAACACGAAGTAGTCTAATCATTTCGTTTAGAACAGTTAGTGTCAATTGGCGAGCATCTGCACTTGCATATGAATCACCGAATGTAACTTGTGCATCAAGATAAGAAGCACTTGTACGGTTCTTTCCGTATAGATTATTTACTTCGTTAGCAGTAGCACTTGTTAGAAGGTTTGCAGTAGCCATAGCATCTAATTCTTCTTTAGAAGAAACAACCTTGTTTAGAGAAGTATAGTTTCTCTCGATTGTATCAACTGTTGCAGAGCCAGATACATTTGTATCAGCATTATAGAATTCCAATGGCATTACAAGCATTAGATTCTGTACTTCAGCGTGATGCTTACCCATATCTTCACGCATTTGCGCTCTAATATCGCCAATTCCATCATCAATCTGTGCCATTTCCATAGCCAATTCACTGAATTCAAATTGATGTGCAACAATTTTTGGGCTGGTGAACAATTGCTCGTATTTTGGTGCAATTGAAGCCAATCCATCAGCAACAGTATCTAATCCAGCATTTTCAGGAACACCACCAATTAAATCTGCTCTTGGAGTTGTTGAACCAAGGTTAGCCGCATCTTTTGAACCCTCAACATCAATTGCCAAGAAATTACCGCTACCACCAGCAGGTCGCTCACTTAGGACTCTCCATCCACTTGAAGTGTATGGTCGCTTTGCAATTACTGAAAGAGCATTACATTCACGGTTTAGCATAGACCAAACTTTTTGTCCATAAACTTGGTTATATAATGCACCAAGAGAAGAAGCCGCAGTAGTACCACTACCGACTCCTAAAGAAACATCATGGCCTGTGTGAATACCTGCCACTGCACCGACTTGCTTCAACAATTGGTTGTTGAATCCGCCTCTTGCGCCTGTTCCGTATGTTTGTGCTTCCAAATCTGCTATTGTGTTAATATAACTCATCTTAAATTCCCCCAACCATCTTGTGAATGTCATTCCAATCCATATCTGCAATTTCATCCAATGTTGGTAGTGTGACTGAAGAATCTTCTTGTGCCTTTAGGATTGTTTCCTTTTCAGCAGTCAAAGACTTTCGTAGTTGTGTAAATTCATCCTTTAGGGATGCAATTTCTGAAGCCGCATCATATTGCGACTTAGCAAGAATAGTTTCTTTTGTGTTCTTTTCAGACTCGAATCTTGCTTCAAATCTCTTTTGGAGATTATCGTATGCAATCTTTTCCAATTGCTCTTGGCGGAAAGCCTCATATGCTTTCTCAATGTTAGAAACTGACAAATCAAGTGTTTCTAATTCTTCGTTACCAAATGCCTTAACTACCGGCATATCAGATGCAGTTGGTTTGCCACCGCTAATTACTATACGGTTTGCTGGTTCGCCAATTTCGACACCTGCGCCATCAAGGGTTGAAAGCACTGCCGCATTCTTAGTATCGTCATGCGTTGGTGCTGTTTCATCCATATATTCAGACATTTCTGTATCTGTCAATTCTTTGTCATCGTGACCTGCGCCATGACCTGCCTCTTTCATTTCTGGCATAGCCGCTTCTTTTTCCGGCATGTCCTTATCTATTTCTTCTTCTTTTCGTAGCATATTAACTTCCTCCATTAGAGTGTCTAATTCCGCTAGTGCTTTTTCCAATTTACTCATGTTTTTCGCCTCTTTTTCTTGTTTTAGAATATCAAATTTTGCTTCGGGGTTAATTCCTTTTTCACAGATTGTTACTTCATGTAATTCCAATTTACTGATTTCGTTATATTCACCTAATTCTGGATGTTTTTTCTTCACCTTATGAATTGCTTGTCCTCCAATACTAAATGACCTCAATGAACCTTTTCTAATGCCTCTGTTTATTTCTTTGGCTTTTTCTATATCATCTCTTAATTTAATTACTACAAAGAACCCAACATCATCAACTTCTGTTTTCCATAGTTTTCCATTCTTATCTCGATATGATTTTACTACTTCCCCTACTTGAACATTTGAATGATTTGTCATTACATTTCTAAATTTTGGGTTCTCCATATATCCATTGACTGCTTCTTGTAGTGCTTTGAGTGTAATTAAGTCATTTTGTTTGTCAACGATTTCGATGCTTGCATATCCTCCAATCATTAAATCATCGCTTTTGAGTATCCTGAAATCATTAGAAGGAGTAGCCATAACTGCCGATACCATTCTTCTCAACCCCTATCATTTGCGTTCAGTATATAAAACTCACGGTATTTTTACTTTAGAATACTTGTCCTCGTAAATATTCCATATGCCATCATCAGTGTTAGGGTCTGCTGGTTCTTGTTCATACCCTGTCCATGCAAGCCACATCTTTTCTCCCTTAACAGGCAAGTACCTAACATGCAACTTAGTTTGGAATTTATTTCCATCTAACATATATTCGTGATACCCATGTCTTTGAACACCTAATTCAACAGTACCGCTATCAATGACTTTTTCCTTTTCTATGTTAGAGGACACTTCAGCAGGGTATTTTCCAGCCGCACCAAATAAATCAAACAACTCTTTTTCGTTTTCTAAATCAATAGTCCAATTAATTGTTTCATCATCTAATTTAATTGATAGAGTAACATTGTCGTCTTGTCTTGCATATATTTTGAATGGGCCACTTCTTTTTTCTTTAGGGGTTTTATATTCTTTTTTAATTTCTTCATCTTCTTCTTCTTCAATTTCTTGAAGTATCTTATCTTCATCTGCTCGAAGTTTATTATTTATAAAACTAATACCATCTCTTAGATTCGCCCATTCTTTTAATTTCTGCGCTTTACCCTCTAAGATGTCTTTGTATAAATCTGATGCCTCTTTCATTAAGTAATTATGTAATTCATTTACAGGCTTAGGCCCATTGTCTTTCAAATATCTAAATATAATTAATGTTAAATTGGCTTGTTTAGTTTTCATAATCTCTTCAACTTGTGTTTTCCAAACATCAATATCTAAAAGAGCATTCTTCGCCATAAGATTGTTTTCTTCAAAAGAATAGAATACCAATCCGTCTGTATCAAACTTAATCAATAGATTGGCTTCTCCATGTATATGGTCTGTAATCTGTACTCCTTTTTTCAAAGCATCCACATTATAGTTTAATGACTTTTTAGTATCTTGAGATAAAAATTCCAAAGTTACTAATTTGTCCGGCATTTCAACTTCGGGAATCTCTATTACTTTAGCAGAATATAAAGTATATCTGTCACCGGTCTTTTTTACTTCATCCACTTTAACACGAACAATGTCACCGACATTAGCAGAAATTTTAGTATTCAATGCTTTGCCAACATTCATGTATTTTTTACCGTCTATTTCTTTAATGAATTTATTATCCATATCTTCAGTACCAATATCAACACCAAGAACATAAGAATTCAGATTACTCTTAGTCTTTGTTTTATCTAATACAATAACATCTATATCAACAAACTTTTTCCACTTAATCCATTTAGGATTTTTTCTCGTACCTAAATAATATGTTGAAGTAGCATCTTTAATCACAACTCCTTCAGCAGTCGGCATGTCCATTATTTTTTTAGCATACTCGTCAATGTCTTTTAGACTGTCTGCCATTCTAGTATCTTTTTTTGATGGAAAAACTAAATGTTCAGAAGAATGAGCAGAATAGTTATTGAACATAATACCCATTCTATTTTCTAATTCTTCATCTAATAGAGTCTGCTCATCATGTCGCATAATATCAAAAACATGGCATCTTAGTTTAGCATCTTTGTATTTATCTTTGAATACATGAGCAATAGTATCTGCTCGATGCAGTGCATCATCACCGGAAAATAAAATCAATTCAGCATCTAAAATACAGTCACCGAAATGTTTCTTTCTCAATTCACTAACAATGTCTTTACACTTATCAGTAATGTTTTTCTTATTATACGAATACACCTTTATTGAGTTATCTAACTTGTGCAATTGCACACGCATACCATCATATTTTTCTTGAACATACCATTGGCCACTAAAGCCTCTTAATTCTTTTAGGTCGTCAATCTCAAATATGCGATACATTGGTTTGTTGGGAATAATGAAATCACTAATAGACTTCTCATCTTCGGACTTCTTTTCAGACTTCTTCATCTCGATGTCCTTCAGTTCCTCCCATTCTTCTTCTTCATGTTGAGAGAAAAAGATTAACTGCAACATATCCATAGCCGCTTTTACCTTCTTTTCGACCTTCTTTGAGTCTTTTCCATCCCCATAATGCTCAATAATATACAGGGCTATGTCGTCAGATTGTAGGTCAAGACCCTCTAAGCCATCCGTTAAATCGTCGGGTTCCATGTCTTTTATTGCATATGCTGAAGGAGTTAATGCGTTAGTGTTGTTCCTTAACGCATAATGCACGAATTTAACCATAGATTCGGGATTATTCATTAATTCCTCAAGAACACTACCTTTGAATCTTTTAGCGAATGGGTCAGCAACTAAATCAGAATTATACCTAACTAACTTAATTTTTTCATATAATTCCTTTGCTTGATTTGATTCAACATTATTAATTTCTTTATCATCAAAATCCTTAGCATCAATAAAATTCTTTAATTCTTTACCTGCCGCATCTAATTCTTCATAAGATTCTTCTATCAAATCAACTGCTTTACGCCAGCGACTACCATATTCTTTGGGGTCGTGCCTTGCTGATAGATAGGCAACCCTTGTTTTCTCAAACAAACGAATAATTTCGATAGAAGGTTGTCTATCTTTTTCGATAGAACCTAATTTCATCTATATCACTTCTAATCATAATCAACCATTTGCCCGCCTAATCCGTAACCTTCTTTATCTTGGTTCTTAGGTATTAGGTTTTTAGCGTTCTCCGCTTTAGGTCGCTTTACTTTAACAACTTCAGAATCCGCTTTTTCTGGACTTCTGTTATTGTCATTTAGTGAAAGTGACAATTCTTCTTTTGCGGCTCTCGCTTTTTCAATAGCAAGACTAATTACTCTTTCTTTTTTAGTTACTCTTTCTGGCATATTTATCCCTCAACATTTTCAACCATCTTATGTATTTCCGACCAATCCATTGTTGAAATATCCTTTGGCATTCCTGTTGGAGTACCAATGGAATTATCCATAGCAGGTGTTGGGCTATCCGTTACAACGAAACCGGCTTTCATAAGAATGCTATCTTTTGCATAAATTGTTTTTTCCAATGCCTCAACTTTTGAAGTTAAGGCTTTAATTATCTGCAATAATTCTTCATTAATTGTTTTTTCTTCTGTCATAATATCATCTCTTTTCTCTTGCTTTTTCACATGTTTTGCAGAAATTTAGTTTACCCTGCTTATATTCTTTATTGTATTTACTTAGTGCTTTTCCACACATAGCACATTTGAGTTTTGGTTGGTCTGGCTTTCTTTCTTGACCGCCTCTTTCTTGTGAAGCACGATAGCGTTCCCATCTTTCCTTTTTATCATCAACTTTAATTACATCTTTCCACATAATCAATCCTCCTTTTTCTTTTTACCATATACTAAGTCATACAATTGGCGATATAGTAATTCATATTCCTTACGGAGTTTCGTGGCAGTGGCTACAATATCAATATTGCGCTCATCCATAGATTTCATTTTCTTATTCAGTTTTTTATCTGATTTAGTTAAATCTAATTCCTTGAGAGTATCAATTAATTCACCTAACTTGGTAAAATCCTGTCCAAAAAATTCTGTTGGAGAAGCCGCTTGAATTGTCTTTTTGATTCTCTTTTTTTGTTTAGCATCTAAAGAATCAAGAATATCTTTAGGTGATTCTTTAGGTGATTCTTCCTTTAGAATAAATTCTTCTCCTTCTCCGTAGTAGTCCCATGTTGTCATAGTTAGTCCTCCTTCTTTCCGTATTCTTTACCACCTATTTGGCGGTCACTATAACCTTCTTCAGTCCAAGAAGTTTCTCCTTCACGATAATCATATTCTTTTCTTCCAACTTCGGGTCGAGTAGTATATTCACCTGTTTCCTCAAAGTCTTTTTCTCTCTGTTCAGAAGTTACCGTGGTATCAACTTCTGCACTTGGTATAGATTGCTTTAGGTTGTTAATTTCTGCATTAACTTCAGAAATCAATCTTGTGATTTCTCCAACAAGAACATTTACTTGCTTAATATCAGATTCTTCTAATCCTAAATCTTCTAATTGCTTCTGACCTGTTTCGGGTAAAATTCTAAGTAAGTCTTGCAAACCTTTCATATCAACACCTGCTATGGACTTTCCTCGTTTGGGTTCTTTGGGTTCACCGCTTTTCATCCATGCTTTCCATTCTTTTTGGGCTTCTTCTCCCATATCTTCTATTTCTCTAAATAGTTTTTTAATTGAAGTAACAAGAGTCCTTAGAGTTCTTCCGGCTTTTGTTAGGTCACGCGATAAATTTTTAGATGGTAATTCTATTCCATCTGTTTCATCCAACACTTTAGAAAACTCTTCCATAATGTCTTTTAATTCTTTCATAAATTTAGAATCTAAGTCAGACATCATTCCTTCTATTTTTTTAGCGTTTTCTTCTATTTTATCTGATAATCTATTTAATTCTTCTTTTGCTTCTTTAGGTATGGCTTCTCTCATTTCCTGCATTCTATCAAGCAATTGTGAAAAGTATTCTGGAACATCTTCCATTTCGTCAAGTTCTTCATAAGTTACCTTTTTATCATCTTCCTTAGCCTTTTCTTTAGGAATAAGTATTTTTCTGCCTTCATCTGTTTCTCTTATAAAAAGATTAGATAGTTTAGTTTTGATTTCTTTTATTTGATTAACAATTCTTTCTTCTATTTCTCCCATAATAATGTGAGCAGGTATTGTCTGTAAGTCTTTGAGATAAATTTCAATATCTCTTATGTTGCTATCTATTAAGTTAATAAAATTCTCTCCGCTTCTAATGGCTTGAATAGAACTTTTTCTCGCTCTTTTGTATGTTTCAACATGGCCTTTAGTGTCTTTATCTCTAAGTCTTTGTCGCAAGGTACTCAAATCTCTTCTTATGCTTGGAATATTTTGTAAAGCCTTTGCTTCAGCGTTAAATTTCTCTAAATGAATTTCGCCAAGCGTAACTAATAAATCAACATCATGGTTATCTAATTTAGCCTTAGATATTTCTAACAGAGTATTATTCATATCGTGAATGTTTATTTCTCTTTTGCTTTTTTTCTTTGTATATGTATTCGTTTTCTTTTTATACATTTTACCAGAATAAATAGGGAAATCTCCATTTTCAGTAAATTCACTTGCTCTTTTAACCAGATAATTACCTTCTTTCTTTAGAGCAACCAAAGTAGTTATGAGTCTTTCAGATTTAGTTTTAGTCACATTTTTATATGGGCTTTGGCCAGAAATTAATTTTTGGTCTGAATAAGGCTGAGATATTTCAATAGTTTTAATCATCTCTCTTAGTTTAGGAATTAATTCTTCATAGGTTAAGATTTCTCTTTGAAGTAAATTCTGCCTATCTGCTTCACTGCTTTTTTGCCTTGCTTCTGCTGAAATTGCTTCTGCTGAATCAGCATCCATTTGCCTTCGTTGCTCGGCTTCTGAAATATTTCCTCTCCCTTTACCTGCATCAACTTGTGCTTGCCTTGCAGTAGCCGCACCACGATAGCGAACATCTCCTTCAAATTCGCCATAATCTTCTTTCTTAGCAATTTCAATATACTTTCTATATTGAAACATATTAGAAGGATTAATGTTTTTAATCAAAGACTTCTTGATTTCTCCGGCACTTGCCTTAGCAGTAACTAACTCTCTTGTTTCATCATCCAATTCAACTTTACTTAGAACATAAAGTAAAGACTTATCTTTAGACAATTCAAAAAACATTTAGTCACCTCAGAATGGAATATTTTCTTTTTTGTTTCTGTGCTTTGGTGGCAGAGTAACTACATCGGGAACATCTGCTGAAACAGGTTTAGCCTTATGTGTAGTATCTTGCGGTACTCCAACACTGAAGTCTTTTGTCTTTCTTAGTTTGGTATCAGCGTTAGCGTTTATTGCTTTCACTTGTGCCAATTCTTTCTTTAGTCTTATTTCTTTTTGTCTTAAATCTTCTGTCATTTAATCACCTCAATCAATATTGGTTCCTGTCTTTCTAAGGAATTTCAAAAAGTGTCCGTAAAATGTGCTATTCTGAGCCAACATTTTTGCTGAAATCTCATGGTTTCTTTCTTGCTCAGAATAACCATTTACATATCCTTGATACTTAGGTTTAGCAAAGTTTTTCAATTCGTTTGCTATTTCTTCTGCATCCATTTCACGCCTTTCTATTTGGAAATTACCATTTGGTTTTCTTTTCAAATAACCACTATTTACACTTCGTAATTGATTCAGAAACTTTCTATACATTTGATTAGACCAATTGTTATCATAGGTTATTTCTTCTTTTAGAACATCTTGCCAAGTCATATCAACCAACTCTTCTTTCTGTTCTTCTATCAACATTCTGATTTCCAGCATCCTTTGGTAATCCCGCTAATCTTTTATCCGGCCCTTCGCTCATTGATGGTTTATTTCTTGTTGCTGGTGGATTTTCTTGTGGTTTGCCTCCGCCTTGCATCATTTGTTCTTGCATTTGGCCCATCTGTGAAGCATCTATGTTAGTTCCAGCGTATTGGTCTAATTCAACCTTTCCCTCTTCATTGGGTGATTCGCCACCTTCGGGTGCTTTTGGTTCTGGCTTCTTAAATGTAAATTGGCCATCCTCATCCATATCAACTTCAAATCCTAAGTTTTTGGTAGCGGCGGCAATATTGACTTCAATCTCTCTTTTACGAAGAACAGCAATTTCATCTTCTTCTTCGCTTGGCGGCAGTTTTAATTTCCAATCTGTAATTCCAAATTGCTTTACAAGGAATGGGAATACATATTCATTATACACATTTTGAGCCATCTGAACGGCTCTATTGGTTACAAGAATCTGCATACCTTCGTTATTCAAACCTCCACTTGTAGTGTTATCGGCCATGAATACTTTGCTAACACCATAGAACGCTGATATTCTATCTCGCAAATCATCCTTAACTGAAACATAATCCATTTCCTTGAGGCTATCCATGAATTTAATCCATTCGACTGCACCCTTTCCATTTTCTGCCTCAATACCCATTACAGGAATAAAGTGAGGGTCTTGTTCCATCTTTTCTTTGACTGCTCTCCAAAAAGATTTCATCGAGTCCATGTTTCTTGTTTGGACTGCTAACAAACCTTTAGGCATTCGGCTCTTGGTATAAGAAGAATTGACATAGTTTTCCATAGCAATTAAAGTCATTATGTTATTGTAAAGAGTAATAACAGGTGACATACCATACAGTCGAGAAGGACTATATTTACTGAAATGTAATACTTCTCCCTTCAAGAAGTATTGGTCGTCACCATTTACTCTATTTACATAATGAACAGGGAATAGATTAGCACCACAAGTTTCACATCTTTCATGCGGTTCTGTTGAAAGCATGTTTCTGTGATTTACACAAGTGAATCCCGTAGTACCTCTTTCACCTAACTCATCAGTGTAAATATACATAGTAACAGGGTCGCCTCTATACACTTCTTTGATTCTGTGCATTCTGATTTTACCG